AACGGCCCCGCTGTTACGTTATTTAAAACTAACGTAGCGCTTTTGTTTTGGTTATATACTAATGTGTCACTAGCGCCCAGTGTTGTTACTGTTACTTCGCGAGCGCCTGAACCTGTTTGTGATGTTGCTGCTATCACTGCCATTTTAATACCTCTTTTTTATTTATGAGTTTGAAGCTAACACCACCAAGTCAACGCTAACAATTGTTCTGTCATGCGTGTCATTTGACGGCCCTATCGAGCTACTGACGTTTGAAATCTTTACTTTTTGACTCGCTGTATTGGTAATAAATTGCGCCCTTGGAAACTCTGATTTTAAATCATTGGCTAATATTAACCCTTGAAATTTGCCCGTGTATTTTGGCGTGTAAATGTCAATTTGATAGATAGGCCGCTGTTCATCAGTCGAGCGCTCGTTAATGCCTAGAGGGTCTGTATCGTTAGCTAGGAACGTTTCTTGAATATATGTTTCTGTTGCTATAGGATCAAATTTAAAGCTCTGCACAGCAAGACGAAATCCTTTAATATCAGCAAACGCCTTTAGCTTATCTAGCAATGCCTTGCTTGTTGTAAAATCATTAATCATTGATTAGCCCTAATATTCTGATTGACTATACGTGTCCAATTGCGAGCAGTTAGTCGCACCATGCCGTTTTCTGCTATATCACTGCCGCCGTATTCTAAAAAGATAGCGTAAGGCTGTGAGTTCGTATAATAAAATACTTCGCCCATTCTTAACCCGGATAGCATTGCAGATAACGAGCCAACGGCATCCCGTCCAGGTGCAAATATATCTTCATCAATAGAGCCAACTGCGCCAATCCAACTCGCTTTAAATGCACCGCTTTTAACAGGGCTTTTAAACTCCATCTCATTGCCAAGCTGAATAAATGACTGCTTAACAACACGCTCCTGCTTTGCTTCCGTAAGCCGCGCAAACCTGCGTAAATCACTGGCTAAGCTCATTAGCGCCTCAACTGTAATTGACGGTAGACGTTAATATCATCAACGCTAGTAAGAGCTTCAAAGTTAATTACTCGATATTCATCGGAGTTGATTGTGATAATCATATCTATCTCCGGCTCTTCTGTGCTATCAAAAAACACATAGCTATCAGTAGATAAAACATTGGTTTCATCAACTTCAAATCTTTCATATTCTAAGAGCGGCGTAACCAATCCCGGAATAGTTACATCTTGCGTTGCGGCTGTTGTATTGCCGTATTCATCAACCCCGCTATCATTGCCTTTTTTAACTAAACTGCCAGCCTCACCAAAGAAGGTTATTAGCTCAACAGCTACGGCATGGGCTTCCGTGTAATCAAAGATAGCCATTATGTAACCACCAAGCGAGCACCGCTACTGAACGATAAATACTTGCTTAGCAACCTATCAATCAATGGCGAATCGCGCTTATAGTTTGACGCTGAGCCTTCAAAGTATTCTGTCTCAGTCTCAAGTTTAGCAAGTTTTTTAGACTCTGATTTAACAATGCCAGCTTGTCCAATTAGCGAGGTATCAACTAACAGCAATCCTTTTAACTGTAAGATTGCACCATTAGCTGCTGCGCTTTTAATGTCTTTGTTAATCGCTACTAAGTCAGTCGGCAACGATAAAGACTGGCTTTCGTTTACTAATGTGCCACGAAAATTATAGTAAATATCAATAAAATCAATTGTGCATGTGATGATAGCAGCCTCTTTTGCTGCTGTATCGTATGCAGTTAAATCAGTACCTCGTAACGCTGCGTAATCATCTAAATAAGCCACACTAATATAAGCGTTAGCCGAATCTAGTCCTGTGCCATCTGCTACTATTAGTGCCATTATAACTCCTTGAGAGTCCATTTAAATGATGGCCCAGTTAACACTGCGCCGTTTACATTTATTGTAACAGGCAGAAAAGAAACGCCTACAGCACTAGCAAAAAAACCAAATCTAATTAGCGCCCTATGCGGTAAACCAAAACCCTCAGATGCCTTTGTAACATATCTATCATTTGTTCCTCTGAGAATATCTTTCCTAGCTGAGTCTGCATTATCTTCCCACGGGCCGCCCTCTATCTTAGACTGTGAAAATATAGATAAAACCCTCTGGCTGTTGTTGTTGTTTTTAGTGTTATAGCTAAGAGTTCCTGATAAGTTTAGCGTGCGCCCTGATACGTTTCTCATTGCTTTTTCAGTAGCATCATATTCAAAAAAATCAAACGGATCTTCTTGTGTTATTGCTTGCAAATAGGTTGGCAATAAAGGATCGGTACTTATAGCTATCGTCTCGGAAGATGTAGCCATAAAAGAAGGATCTCGACCTCTGCCGACAACTAAAGTTCCGTTCATTTTGCTTCGCCTTCTTCGATGTAGTAAGTGCCACCCAGTGCGGGTACAAATTGAAGCCGTAATCCGCGAGTGTAATACTGGTATGGCCCTGGCACTAATGTTTCCATTTCGTTGTATACCAACCCATCCCACGCGGAGACAACTAAATCAGCAGTAGAAACCATGATCGCCCTTGTCTCTCTTAGCGCCCCGAATGATATCTGCTGTGTATCTGTATATCTTGCCATTTTGATTCCTTAAAAAAAGCGGCTTTTACACCGCCTTAATATTAATCAGATTTCTTTTTGCTAGGCTTTTTAACCACACTAACCACACCGGGAGCTTTATCTTTGCGAGATTTTAACTCTCGCAATTGCTCCGGTGTAATAAGTGAGCCGCCAATCAAACCATCTTTATTTAAAGACATAGCGGCCTCTTATCAATTTGTTACGTAAAATGAAATAGATACGTTTTCACGTTCAAAAACACGAGTCCAGTTGGCAGGCAAGGCACACTCAGCAACAGTAGGAGAATCGCCAGTAACAGTCGCTTCATTCCATTTGTAACCTTCAGGATGAATCAACCACTGCTTACGCTCGATTAATGTTTCAATACCTGCGCCATTTGCTGCAAGCTCATCAAACTCAACTGCGACAGGTCGCTTGGCTGCTGAGTCTCCGTAACCGAATGCACCAGTTTTATACAGTACAGAAACGTAACGAGATCCAGAAGTTGTGCCAGCAATAACAGGTAGCTTCTTGTCTTCAACAACTCGCAAGCCGTTGTAAGTTGGGATGCGCACGCCTGTCACTGAGTCTTGAATGAACTCAATCTGCTCACCAAGAATCATATCAACCATAACGTCAGGATGCACAGCGATTAACGCAAGCATAGAAGATGACTCGCCCATTGTTGCTCGTGCTCGTACAAATCCAGAGAATGTGAACTTGTTAGCTGCGACAGCGTTGTCACCATCTTGAGTAGACGCATCAAAAATCATGTCACCATTACCAGCTTCGTTCTCTAAGAATACCCCGGTTGTAATACCCTGGATTCGAGCTTCAAAGCGATTTTCCCAATATTTACTTGTACGCGATTGAATCTGCACCATCGGATCTTCACTGCCCAAGACTTCGCCAACTAGGTTAGCCGTCTGCCACGCGTTGTTAATATGCACGTTACGAGCAACCATCTTACCAGTGCCGATTTTTTGAGGTGTAGCAAACACGCTGGGGTCATCGCCTGAAATATTCTCAGATGCGTAGGCCAAATCTTTCCAATACGGGATTGATGTAATATCACCCTCACCGGCTGCTCGTGCTGTTAGCAATGCGTTTGTTACCGCAACACCAGAAGCGACATAGGCGTTCATGTCTGGGTGGTCTTCTTGCACGTATGATGCGTAAACATCAGGGTCGAATTGTACGTCGCTTAATCTTACTGTAGCCATTTTTAGTACCTCTTTTTTATAGTTTAAATGCTGCTTTAAATGCGGCTGGGTCTCGATTCTTAAATGCAAGACGCTCAGTGCTGTTCATATCTTTTGGTGCTTTCTGAGTGGCACTGCCATCGGTCGAGCCGTTTGCGTTTCCGCCGCCTGTGGTTGTTACAACAGGTTTTAATACAGTTTTGAACACGTCATTCTTGAACAGAAATTCAGTGTAAAAACTTTCTTCATTCAACGAAGAGGCACTACCATCTTCATTTAAAAATGTTTCTTGTCGTGTTTTTGGATCAATGTGTATAAAATCTTTTACTAGTCGCTTGAATGCTGCACGACCGCTATCACTTGCTTTCAATGCTAAACGTTCAATTATTGTATTCTTTTTTTCACCAGCCATTGAGTTTTGGATTTCTTCTAACTCGCCGCGTGACTCTGTAATCCGTCGAGCTTCATCGTCTAACTTTTCGCGCTCAAGGCGTAACTGCTCTTTGCCGTCGCCTTTTTCGATTGCTTTTGCAAGTGCGGCTCCGATTGCGTCTGTAATCTCTTGAGCTTTTGTGGTCTCTGCGAGTTTAGCCGCTGTCTCACCTGCTTTTAATTTTGTATCTAAGTCATTAGCTGTCTGCTTAACTTTCATCATGCCAGCGTGTTTGTATACGCCATCTACCTCTGTGTAATCTTCTTTCAAAAACTCAGGTACTTGTTCAAACTGTTCTGCTGTTAAATCTGCCATTGCATATTATCCATTTATTAATAGTACGACTATCGTTTTTATATTTTACTACTAATAGGCAAAGTGTGCAAACTAGTAGTATTTAATAGGCTTAAACTATTGTTGGAGCTTGATTTGCTAGGTCATTTAGTAGCTCGTCAACCTCTCCAAGATCCCATCCGCCTTGCACTAGCAATTCTAAATAAACTTTCTTAGTAAGTAGGCCAGCACTAACACCCTCGCGCAACTCTTTGACCTCTTCGACCGATAATTTACTAACCGCAAACTGACGATTCATTTTGATAACGATATCTTCTGGCATTGATTGCGCTTGTTCGATTGTATAGATACCTTCAAACAATCCACAATATGCAATAACGCGAGCCATTGACTCTTCTATTGATGAGACCATCGGTTCAAGTGTGTTATTTTGTTGTTCACCTTCCGCAACTATCTCGGTCGCTGTTCGCTGGACTGCTCCGTCTGTTTTAAACGTGCCGCCCTCCGCCTTAACAAGCTTCTCGTTTCTATCAAAGAATTCTTGAAATTGTTTAAGACTTAGCGATGATTCAACTAACTCAACTTTCATGTCAATACTTGGTAAAAAGTTAGGCGTGAACACTCCGCTTGCTAAATAGCTTCGGCCATTAACCTCTTTAAAAGTGTCATAATTTGCTGAGTCCATGCCGAAAACGTTCATCGTTGGCAATAAAGCATAAAGCCCTTCTTTATATACTGCGCTTACTCGATAGCGGGACAATGCTAGGTTAGATATTGCAGTCAAATACCCAGCTTTTAACGGCATGTAGCCCCCTTGAATTTCTGTATCAACTACGATTTCAATCGGTATAAATTGTAAATTAACGTTATTTATCTTAACGTAATTCTTCTCACCCTCTGAACTACCGCCCATTTCTGACTCAACTATTTTTTGCTGATAATAACCCTGCTCATCAATGCCAAGCTTTAGATAAGCCGTGGTATTTTTACGAGTCATGCTTTCCTGGTCCAACTTGCTACTAATCTCACGCAATAAAATATACGTTAATTGCATGGCCCCGTTTACCCGCTCAAAATCCCAATCAATGACATTCTCACGCGAGTATTGTTTAATCGTTGCGCGTGGGTTTAGCTGCTCTAAATCGGCGATTGATACGTCATTACTTTGCAGCTCAGACAGACCTTGGTAATCAGCTAACAGCACATGCCACTTGACTTGCAGTAAGTTTTCAGCAGTCGAGGTTATTGCGCCATTAATGGACAATCCGTCATTGTCTGAGTTATTGCGCAAATATTCCAGCTTTTCTGGCAGCTCTATATATGTATCTGAGACTTTCATCTTTCCTAACAAAGTGGACATAGTAGTTTGCGTAAAGTCATCAAAGTCAGCGTCAGCAACGTATTTGTTATAGCGCTCAACAGCCTCAGCGCTTGCAGTGTCAACACTAGATGGATGAGGCAATAGTCGCTTAATCTTTTTAACAAAGTAGCTTCCTGCGACGCACACACGCACAGCTTGCAATTCGTTTTGCATCTCTGTCACGTCGGGATTGGGAGTTATAAAAAATGTCATAGTTTATCCTTAATTTGATTATTG